ATACAAATTAATGATTATTCTAACAACCACAAATATAGTCTTATAACACCTGAGCTTGCGGCTAATCATAATATACGATTGCCCATACTCACTGATAGTGATTCCTTTATATTTGCGGCAACGAATCAAACGCTCACAAATAAAACTTTGACATCAGCAACACTTGTCACACCAAAATTATCTAATAGAGTTGATGACGTCAATGGTGCTGAAATTCTTGAAGTCGAAGCAACGGCTTCTGCGGTTAACCATGTAAAAATTAAAAATTCAGTTACTGGATCAGGTGCGCAAGTAAGTGTTGCGGGTGATGATACTAACATCAACCTTCTGGTAGGTGCAAAGGGTAACGGATCAGTAGTAATTGCAAAGAATGCTTATGGCACAAATACGCAGACAGCATCTGGTGTTGCTAGTCTTCTGGCTACATATATAATAGCAAACAGTGGTTCTGCTATGGCCATATCTTTATCTAATGGTACGGTGGGCGGAGAATATAAAATATTTACAAACAAAGGCGCAGGTATTACTACGATTACTCCTACGAACTTTGCACAAGGTACAACGATCGCACTTGATCAACATGACACAACAACCCTCATATGGGACGGAGCTAACTGGAATCTGCTTGCCCAGCATGGCGCGACAGTAGCTTAATAGGAACAGAAAATGGTTGCAATTATTACAGACGCATTTAAAAGACAAATACTAGATAACCTCTATGCAAATGTCAAAGACTCGGCGGCATCATACTATATCGCCATTGGTCGTTCAGAAGATTGGGATAGTTCGGATACACCGACTAATCCATTGAATACTCTGAAAGATGTACGAGATTTTAGAAACTCTATGCAGGCTATGAAGTCCGGCGAAGATGTTTCATTTGTTATTCCTCGGCATAACTGGTCTTCAGGTACAATTTATTCTAGCTATGACGATGCTGTCCAAGGCTATCCGTCAAATGCTTACTACGTCCTTACTGATGAGAACGCCATTTATACATGCCTACAACAAGGTAGAGATGCTAACGGTGCAATTGTTACTTCAACAGTTAAACCAACAGGCACAAGCACCGCACCTCTTACAACTGGTGACGGTTATGTATGGAAATATCTGTACACTATTGGTGCTCTTAGGGCTACAAAGTTTACTTCATCAAACTTTATACCGGTAGAACTTATTGGCGCAACAGATTCAAACTCATCTGCACTTGAGATTGAACAGAAATCAATTCAAACTGCTGCTGTACCTGGAGAGATTACTTCGGTTAAAATTACTGCGGGCGGAACTGGTTACACAACGGCTCCTACAGTAGCATTTACTGGTAATGGAGCTAAAGTGGCAGCCGCTACTGCAACAGTAAACGGTGGTACGGTTGTTAAAATTGAGATGAATGATTCGGGTTCAGGTAAATCCTTTGGCCGTGGTTATACAAGAGGCAGTGTTACATTAACTGGTGGAGGCGGAACCGGCGGAACTGCTCGTGTTATAATGTCACCAAGTAAGGGTATGGGCGGAGATCCACGTGATGATCTTAGATCAACTGGTCTTATGTTTAATACTCGGATGATTGGTAACGAGACTAACGCTATTATTACTGGTAATGACTTTAGACAAATTGGGCTTATTAGAGATCCTAAGGTTGGACCTCTTGCATCAGATTCTGATTGGGAACAATCATCTGCAAACGTACTGAATAGACTGCATTTTGGTTCTATCAGTCAAACCTTTAGTGAAGATAAATCAATTCTTGGTTCAACATCTGCTGCTAAAGCTTTGGTTGACAAATCAGATTCAAACTATGTTTGGTTCCACCAGACAGAATTAACTGGCTTTACCCCATTCCTCGAGGGCGAGACAATCACAGAAACGGACGGTAATGGTGAAGGCATTTTAGATGCCGCGGGCATTGATGGCGATGCTAATGCAGAGACACTACCCACGGTTAATAACATGTCTGGAACCCTTCTATACATAGATAATAGAGCGGCTGTCATACGGTCTAATGACCAGACCGAAGACGTAAAAATTATTATTCAACTCTGAGAGTAGAAAACTAAATGTCAATAAAATATACAGATACGCTTTTCGCGACAACATACAAAGATGATTTCAAAGATAGTGATCACTATCACAGAATTCTCTTTAACTCTGGTCGTGCTTTACAGGCAAGAGAGTTAACTCAGTCGCAGACAATAATTCAACGAGAAATCGAAAGATTTGGTCGTAATGTCTTTAAAGAAGGTGCATCTGTTAATCCGGGTGGCTTGACAATCAATACTCGTTATGAGTTTATAAAACTTGATACGTCTTCTAACTCATTGCCCGCAAACACGGCATCGATGCTTGGTGATGAATTTACTGGACAAACTTCTACTGTTAAGTTTAAAGTTCTTCAGGTTGTTGCGGCTACAGCGTCAGATCCGGCAACACTATATGTAAATTATACTGATACTCTTGGTGGTACTGCTAGTACAACTCCTATTCGAGTTAGTCCATCCGAAGATCTTGTTGGTGCGAGTTCGGGCGTTACTGTTACGGCACAGACTACTAACACCGTCGCAAACCCTGCTATCGGCCAAGGTTCTAAAATCTCTGTACGTGGTGGTGATTACTTTACACAAGGCCACTTCGTATTTGCTGCAAAGCAAGAGCTTATTCTTTCTAAGTACGGAGTAACTCCAACTAGTACTGTAGGATTTATTGTATCGCAAGACATTGTTGGTTCAGGTGATTTTGAAGCATTATTTGATAACCAAGGGGCAACGGCTAACCGGTCCGCACCAGGTGCAGATCGTTATCGTATTAGATTACAACTTACTACAAAAAATCTAGTAGACTCTGATGAGAACTTCTTATTCTTCTGTCGAGTTGTAGATGGTATTGTGGTTGAAACAGTATCTGGAAATAACAGCTATAATATTCTTGAAGATCGCTTAGCAAAAAGAACGCTTGAAACGAATGGCGACTTTACTGCTAAACAATTTAAGCTTAAGTATATTGAACATGAGACCAATGCTGCTAAACTTAAGCTTACTATATCACCTGGTATTGCATATGTAAATGGCTTTAGAGTAGATATTCCTACACCAAAATCATTTGATGTGAATAAAGCACGAGAAACAATTTCAGTTAATAACGATGTTGTTGCGGCAACATACGGTAATTATATTATATCAAACAACATGGTTGGTGTTCCTAACATCAATGTGTTCCAACAAAGAAACCTAAGATCAGCAGTCACACACGGTGGTGCTACTATTGGTACTTGTCGTGTCCGTGCTGTCGAAGAAGATGGCTCTAACTATAGATTGTACCTATTTGATATTAAGATGAATAGTGGTCAATCATTTAGAGCTGTAAGATCGGTCGGCGGATCGGCACTTGACTATGCAGATATTCTCCTTGAAAATAGCGTTGCAGTTATTAAAGAAGTATCTGACAACAGTTTGCTGTTTTCTCTACCTACTGCTCGACCTAAGATTATATCAGATATTTCTCTTGAAGTACAACGTAAGTTTAACGCCACACTCGATCCTTCCGGAAACGCATCACTTACTTTGACTGCGGCTGGCGAAACATTTTCTAATACTAACGATTGGATTGTATCGGTTGATTCTGATGGTGCTATTATTAGTACATCAATATCAGGTGCAGGTACACAATCTGCTGCGATTACGGGCGGACCTACAAGTTCTAACATCGAAGTTATGGCTAAGGTTAATAAGTCTGCCGGTGCGGTTAGGGCTAAGACACTTATTGAAGCTACACTTAGCGCTGCGATTGAATCTGACGGAACTGGTAACAAATTTGTTTCTCTGAATAAGCCTGACTTATATGAAGTTGTCAGATTGACTGACTCAGACTCAGCCGGTTCAAGCTTAGCTAATCGTTTCATTATTGACAACGGTCAACGTGATAATTGGTATGCGCCAGCAAAACTAATTCTTAAAGGTGGTGTAACATCTCCGACAGGCAATGTATTTGTAAGATTTAAATATTTTACACACGGTGCGTCCGGTGATTTCTTTGCGGTCAACTCTTATCAAGGCCAAGTTAACTATGAGAACATTCCTTCTCACACATTAAATGATGGTTCTGTTATCCAGTTGCGTAACGTACTTGACTTTAGACCACGTAAGACTGACAAAGATTCTGACTTTACGTCTGCTACTGCTCGTATCAACGAACTACCAGATAACACTGACTTGATTCAGTTTGACACAGAATACTATTTGCCACGTCAAGACAAAATTGTTGCTACACAAGAAGGCGACATTACTGTTATTGAAGGACAATCATCTCTTACACCGAAATACCCAGAAACCCCAAACAACTCTCTTGAGATTTGGCGCTCTGATCTAAATCCTTATACAATATCTACAACTGATATGGTTACTACGCCAATTGAGAATAAGCGTTATACAATGAAAGACATTGGTAAGCTTGAATCACGTATTAACCAAGTAGAAGAAATTGCCACACTGTCATTGCTCGAACTTGATCTTAAAAACCTTCTTGTTTTTGATAATGCTGGTAATGACAGAACAAAGGCCGGTTTCTTAGTAGATAACTTCTCAGATCAATTAGCAACAGACGTACGCAACGTTGAATACCGTGCATCAATAGATCCACGTGATAAAATTTTACGTCCTTCATTTGTCGAAAACAATATTCTTCTTAAGTATGACTCAGATAAATCATCTGGTGTTATCAAGAAGGGTGATAATATTTACCTGAAATACGGAGAAGGCGAATACATTGTACAGGATCAAGCATCTGGTACAATTAATATTAACCCTTTCGCTGCTATTACAAACCTCGGTGCAGTAACACTTTCTCCA